CATCTTTTTGTTTTTCGATACTTGCTTCAAATTTTTCTCTCATTTTTTCCAAAGCATCAACTTGGAGATTGTATTTTCTATCTTCTTTATCTTCGGTTATTTCTTCTTCGAGGTTTGCGGCATCTTCTTCTAGCCCTAATCTTTTTGCTTTAGCTTCTTCACTGTCATCGAGAGCAAGTATTGTTATTTCTGTCTTTAACTTTGCTAAAGATTTATTCTTTTTAGCTAATTCGTCATTAAAATCGGCTTCTTCCTTTTGAAGTTTTAAAGACTCTATTTGCGCATCAATGTATTTGTTGTAAGCCTTGAGTTGGTCATCATAAGCTTTTTTCTTCTTCTCGTAATACTTGATTTCTGCTTCGAGCCTGTCTTTTTCAGGATTATCTGCTGAACCGCCGCCGCCACCACCGAAGGTAGGCATCGTTGGTGAATAATTAGAAAGTCCTGCTGCTTTTGCGGCTAAACCAGCACCAGCAGAGCCTAACAGATTTAATACCTCCAGAGATTTACTCCCAGCTTGAACTATAAGCTCCTGAATAGATATAGAATGTGTTGCTATAGCTTGACCTACTTGTTTTGCCGAGGTTAAAGCATTGCCTGCTGTGTCAGTTAAAGATGCCCCGGAAAATACAGCCGCATCGTATATTGTTTGAGCCATAGTTTGTCCAACACTTTGATATTGAGATTCTGTTAGTCTAATACCTTCAACACTTCTTTCTAAGTTTTCTTTTGTTTCGTCCCAATATCCTTTTCCAGCAGCACTAAGTTCATAATATGAGTCTAAAGAATTAGTTTGTTCATCTAAAAATTTTTGATATGCGTCAGTAGCTACTATAATTTTGTTTCCAACAATATCCCATTCTTCAATTCCTGCTTCTTTCAATATGCCTATTTCTTTTGAACCACCCTCACCACTGCGTAGTTTTTCAATGGCATCATCAACGGCATTAATGGTACTCATAACTTGCTCAACCTGTTTGATTAGGTCTTCATCTTCTAATTTTACAGGAATTATTAATTCGGGATGTTCTTTTTCGAGTATAGCTTGTGCTTCAGCCAGTTGTGTTCGAACTTCGTGTGCCATGACTGCGGATACTCCCGCTGGGTCTAAACCTCCAATAAAACTAGCTTTATCGGCTTGGTCTTCTAAAGTTTTATAAATATCTAAAACATTACGAACATGTTGCTTTTGTTCTAAAATAATTTGGGCGTTATCTATTTTTGCTTGTGCGGCACGCTCACGTCTATAATTTGCGTCCGTCTGTGCTCTAAGTTTATCAAATTCAGATATCTGTTCTCCGAATTGCCATTCTCCCCCACTGTCTGCTATTTTCTCATTTAAAGCAAACTTTTTTGCTTTGTCCTCTGCAACTTGTTGATAACCGTAAACAGATGCCTTAGCTTTTTCTACTGCAATTTCTTTTAATATATCTAACTGACCATCTAATAACTCATTGGTTTGTTCAAGATTAGCATTTTCATCAATGATATAATTCATTTTCTCGTCGTAATCACCGAGGATAGTTCCCATACTTATATCATTTAATCTATTTTGCAAGTCTATAAGTTTTTCTAATTCTTCTGCTGTTTTACCTTGTTTATCTCTAAGTTCTTCAAATTCTTCCCATAATTTCTTAATATGTTCTTTAGAATCTCCCAATCTCTTATAATTATCTCTTGCTTCTTTTACTGCTGTAATTTCTTCTTCCCAAGCTTTTTTGCGTCTTTCTGAGCCCTCTTTTATGTATTTATCAAGAGCTGCAAGCGCAACAATAGCTATTCCTACTCCGGTTGCAACTGCGATAAAACTTCCTACAGCAGCAGTAGCGGATGCTAGTCCGGCAGCAGTGATTTTCGCCGCCGTCGCTGTATTTCCCAGAGCCATATTTAGCCCTGCTGCGGCAGTAGTCCCTAAATCAAAAACACTAAACATTTTAGCAATATCTTTGGCAATCAACAGCTTATTAAGTTTAAGATATAGTGCTATTGTTACTGGTAATACTGTATTAAGACCGCCTATTGCGTCTATAAGTTTTACAATCCATGTAACCGTATCTATTAAACTTGTTATTAATCCGCTTTTTATAGCATCTTGCCATAAGCCTTCTATAGATGCTTTAAGTTTATTTTGTGCAGCCTCAACTCCTTCTAGATAAATTCTGTATCTATCAGCAGCAAGTCCTGTTGATATAAACTGTTCGGTTTGCAAGTCTAACGCATCATTCATATTCTGCATTAGAACTACAAATGTATTTCTTTGTCGTACTCCAGCTATAGATTTAGCAATATTTGCCTGTTCTACTTCTGTAAATTCTGACCATCTTCCTGCAACTTCTTCTAGAACATCTCCCATATCTCTAAAACTTTCTGATGTATCTCTTAGAGGTATTTCAACACGTTTTAAAGCTATTTCAACGTTGTTTATTCCCAAACCGTCTTCATCAATAGCGCCAGCTTTAATATCCTCCATCCGGGTAAACATTGTTTTCATACCCTGACCAATAGATTCAGCATTTTGTCTTGTTGTAGATGAAACAACGGCAATATAAGATATAAGTTGTTCTAGAGATACTCCAGCTTCATTAGCTGCTGCTGCTGAATATCTTAGAGCAGTAGCCATTTCTTTAGCACTTGTAGCAGAAACATTATCTACAGCTATCAACTTATCAACAACTCCGATAACATCTTCTGTTGCTAAACCATAAGAGTTAACTGTTGAGGTTAAATATTCCGTTGATTCTGCCAAAGATAAGTTACCAAGTTTACCAAGCATTGTTGATGCTCTAAGTAATTCTGTTGTTTCTGTTATTGTTTTACCTTGTCTTAACCATTCTACACTTCCTTTGGCAACTTCTAAGGTTGTAACACCCATTTCTTGAGCAAGATTATTAAAAGATTTTGCTAAAGCATTAACCTCTTCGGGAGTTTGTGCTCCTTTAGCCTGAAGTACTTGAATATTAACTAATTCTCTATTTAATTCAATTGCATATTTAATTCCGTCATTTAGAAATCTTTGAGCGTTATGCATCAAACCTATTGAAAAAGTATAAGCTATTGTTTGCTTAATAGCATTTCTAACATGAGATGCAAAATTACTAAATGCGCCAGCACCAACGTTTGCGCTATCCACTAGTTGCTTAATAGAATCGCTTGTTCTCTGTAAATTAGCCTGTGCTTCTTCTGCTCCTTCCATAGAAGAAGTATTTAGAATGTCTTTATATGTTTGGGCTTGTTGTTTTAAGATAGCATTGAGTTGCTGCATTCTCTGTTTTTTATTTTTGTCCCAATTTTCAGATTTTGTAGCGTAAGATTTTCCACGCTCGAGCATCTTATCAACTTCTTTTAGTCTTTGCTGATAAAGTTTGCTTATTTCTCTTACGCTTGCGCCAAGTTTTACATTTCCTGCAATTTGTTCGTCAACCTTGAATCCTTTAGGAATTTTTGATACAGCACTTTCAAGCTCTTTTACTACAGTAAGTAGGTTCCCGTTTTCATCTTTATATTTAATGGTCATTTGGGTTAAACCAGTTAAAGTATCTCCTGCTACATTCTTTAAGGTTCTTTGTTTAACAATTACACTTTCTATGGCTGTAGCTTCTTGCTGTATTGAGCTTAGATATTCCTGCGCTTTACCTGTATCTACATTAGCAAATTGCGCGTCTATTTTTATAGGTTGTATTTTTCCCAACGAAGAGGTTACGTTATTTACTTGCTGTTTCAGTTGGTCAACGTCTAAGTATGTACCAATTCCAACATTAAAAGCAGTTTCTCCCATTTAGAACCTCCTCTCGAAGCGCTAATAGTGTTCTGTGTTATAGTTTTAAGTTTTCAAGTTCTGGATATTCCCTATCTCGAGCTGTAGTGTCATCATAAAGTTCAACCATATTTATCGAGCTCCAACCAAATATCTCTTTAATAAGCACATTTGGTATATTCTTTTTAGAAAGAAGAGTAGTTAGATAGTGCCTAAGCGAGTGAGTATAAAATGGTACTTTTAAGTGCCTTTCGAAACCTTCTACCCACCCTCTAATTGAAGCATCTGTGGCTGGTTCCCCGTCCTCTTTTATAAAAAGAAAATTATGATTTATATTTTTTTCTTTTAAAATAGAAGTTCTTTCTTTTAACCAAGCATTATAATACGGAATAAATTTATCCCGCAAAATATACTTGTATAGCAGTTTTCCAGATTTACCCCTGCCTTTGGTCTTAATTTGGCGGGTTGTTTCGAGGAATATATCTCCAAATGCCGTTCTGTTTTCATCTATCAAATCAATTTCAAAGTTTAATAGTTCTGAAAAACGAGCGCCGCTTGTTACAGCCAGCGCAAGCCAGCATGCCTTTTGTTTGTCTGTTTTCTTCAAATATTTCAAAAGGTTTTCTACTTGTTCGTCTGTAAGTATTGTTTTTTCCCTGCGTGTTTCCTTCGGGGCGGATTCTATTACGCGTAAAATAACATTTCTAAAGTCCGGATATTCCTCATCAAAAAATTTCTCAATGAAATTTGATAGGGAAGATAGGGTACTGCGTATATTATTTAATCGGGAAGAGCCAAGTTGTAATTCTTCCGCCGCATATGAAAAGAAGTTAGAGAATTCTAATTTTTTTATTTCTGTAAAATGTTTATTTTCATTATAAAGTAAGTTCCATGTTAAAAACATTAGCATATTGGATTCGTATACCACTAGTGTTTTTGTGCTTGTTCTAATAGATTTATCTTTTATAAATTGTTCTACAAGAGACATATTTTCAGGATTAATCTTAGCGGTATTCTCTTCTGATGTAATTATTTTTCGAAATGTTTTTCTAGCCATTTTTAAATTCCTTTAATATATAAATGTTATTTCTGTTCGGGGGTCTTCTTTGCAATAATTACCTTTAATAGTTAAAGATTGCACATGATTAAAATCATCGTCTACCAAAAGACCTGATACAGTGAATGAATCAAAAAGATTTTTGGGTGTAAAATTGTCAGAATCTCGTCTGCGCTTATCTGGAAAAAAATATTCAATAACAATTCTACATTTCTCTAATTTTTTATTTTCTAAACCATCTCTTTTTACAAGCCATTCTCCAAATTCTTTCCAAGTTTGCTTCTCGTGGTTCATTTGATATCTCTTCATTACCATCCACTGATTTAAACTTGGTGGTATTGGTTTTTTAATTGGTTTTACTTTCCTTTTTGGATATTTTTTGAAATAATACTTATTATACTCTTCAATAGATTTATTATCAATAACAATTTTTATTTTATTCATATTTATTCCAAAAAAAGTAGGGCGGTTCCCCGCCCTACTCATTTTTTTGGTTAACCCGCTATAGTTCCTCTGTTGCCAGCCGCTTTTTGTACACCAGCGCCAACAATAAATGCCATTAGAGCAACAACAAGAGCTATCAGTTCCGCATCTGAAATAGCTAAATCCGGGAAGAAAATCTTAACAACTGAAACCAGAAGACCAGCAAGCAATGCTTGGAATTTTTGTGATTTCAACATTGTCATTAAATTAACTCCAATAACTCTTCCTCCAATACCTTCGCCTAATACATAAGCAGCAATTAAGCCAATGAACAGAACTGACTGTTCTTCTGTGAAGGGTAGTTCTGGAAAAATAGCTTGTAAAACTAAAAATATCATTCCACCCAAAATAGCAAATATCATACGTGCACGTCCTTTTAAATCAATCATTCTTATTTCTCCTTTTCTTTATTTTATTAGTCTGCCGGGATTGGTTTCTCCGCAAGAGTTGAATATATTGTTTGGTTGCCAATTATATCTCTCTTAGTATATCCGTAAAGCTGTTTTAATAACTTTGGATTTGTCTTTATGTGGGATAACAAGTCTATTTCTAGCTTATATAGTTCTGCAAAAGTAATAATACCTTGTGCATTTCTTGTTTGCGATAGTCTAATTACAAATGCTTGTTTCCATATTGGTATCCCGTTTTTATCTATCTTTCCTGTATCCCCATAGTCTTTTGAAGAAATGTCTACTCCAACAATGCTCATACTCTTTCCGCTATATATTTTATCTATCAGAGTCTTTAATACTAATTCAGCAAATAAGGTTAGTTCTTCAATTCTTATTTGTGTTGTACCAAATTTTTCTTCGAAAAATATATACAAAAGATTTTGCATCTTTTTTATCATTTCGTTTAAAGCTACATCTCTTCTAATTCTGTCAAGAAGTTCTTCTCCCATCTGGCTTTTTTGTGATTTACCATTTTTGTCTTTATAATATACCCCCGGGGGGAGTCCGGTTACTGTTATACTTCCAGCCCTTAAAGGAGTTCCGCTTGAAGTTGTTCTTGTTGCTTTTAATTCTACTCCTATTGGGTCTAACACCTCATCGTAATATTTCATTATATTTTGAATATCTGGTTCATCAAGCTCTTGCCCAGAAACTCCTGCTCCACCTCCGGTGGAAAAGCCAAACATGCTTTGTTCAAAGAATGCTCCATAGGCATTTGATTTTGTTCCAGATGTACTTTTAGCATTGATATTAAACTGTTTTCCTTTTGAAACTTCCATCCAACCCCCCCTCCCGGGGCGGTTGGGGAAAATTGAGCCCAATATTCCATCAAAAGCCTGAATAGTTCCTTCCTGCAAAAGATGTGTTGCAAAACCTTCTAGAACTCTTTTTTTAAAATTTGCTAATTCTTCATCATTTCTTTGTCCGAAAGAACCGCCTCCTTTTTTTACTCCTTCTACAAGGACTTTTGCCCAATTGCTTATATCGCCTATATCTCTTGATGGTGAGTGTTTTGGTGGTATACCCATATTATTTTCCTTATCTGTAATATATATAAAGGCTCTAAGGAAAATTTTATAAAATTAAATCTTCATTTTCCTGTATGCGCCTCCTTTTCTGCTCTATCTCTCTTTCATAGTAGCAATTTTTATCAGAGCAGCAAATATATTCTTCTGGTATAATTATTTCTATACCCTTTCTTATTGATTTAATTTCATTTACTCTAATTTGAAGTATTTTCCCACATTCGGGACATCTTTCTTTTAAAGAATGTTTTAGTCTGCCAAGCATTTCAACTTCTCTTTCTTTTATCTGCTAATTATTTTTCAAGAATTTTAGATTTTTCTAGTTTTTCTAGTAGTTCTAAACCAGCATCCCTTGCTTTCTCTAATTCTTCTGGACTTATTTCTGAAAACTTATCTAATATTACCAATGCTTTTTCAATTAGATTAGATAAAACTGTTCCAACAGAACTATCTAAAACATTTTGTTGTTTTATTTCATTGATAATAAAGTTTAATTTATTTCTAAAATCAAAATAATTCGTTATTGAAGCTGTTATCTTTTGCGTAAAATCAGTATCAGAGTAAAAATTATTATCTAAATTTTCTGTATCAATATTTGTTTTTAATTGAAGAATATAATTAATCATGCTATACTCAGCGTTTAAATGGGAATATTTTGATTCACTAGTCAAATTTTCTTCTTTTTCATTTTTGTTAAAATATTCTTCCAAATATTTGCTAATTAAAAATACCTGTTGAGCTGTCGTTAAAAAGGGGTTTACCTCAATAGTAATACCGTTGTAATTAACTTTAACATTTTTTGGAGCTGTAAACTCCAATTTAACTTTGTCTGCCATTTTAATCTCCGTTTTATATTATTAAAAAAATACACCGCTACCTTTCGATAGCGGTGTACTTTAGTTTTGATTGTCCTCCTGTTATACTTTTGTCAAGAATTAGCTTCCAACTGCTATCCAAGTAACTGTCTGATAAACATCTGTTGTACTTCCAGAAGATGCTGCCAAATCAGTTGTACTTCCGCTAAACGTCCATTGGTTAAGGATAATATCGCTTGCATATCCAGTACTACCGCTTGTTGCTGTGGACATGCTGTGTTCTAATGTTGGGCTACCTGACATTGCAACTACCACATATTCAACATCTGTTAAATCTGTAGTAACCACATGCCTTGCGCTTGATGGTACAACACTTCCGCTGTCAATGAGGTCGTTTAGCACATTGTTTAAAAGTGTGCCAAGACCAATTCTTTGTGCAGCTTCCATTGAGTTGTTTAACTGCGTTATTTGAGTGCTTGTTAAAGACATATTTTGTTCCTCCTATTAGAATTTTTTAGAAATTGATATAAATAAAGTCTCCCACTTTTGCATCTATATACTTTTTTTCAAATGGGACTTGAAAACCATGCATCTTGTCGTCTACAAGCATTAAATGATTTTCTGTTATCCTTTGTATCTTTACTTTCCTTCCGGCAGGCGGAGCAGTGAATTTCTTTTCAACTTTAATATCCTGCGGGATATCGGAAAGTTCTTTTTTCGCTTCATTTAATTTTTCGTTAAAGAAGTTGTTATTTTCCTTTTTTATTTCCATATACACCTCCATGTAAGATTAGGTAAAATATTATTCTATTATTATCTAGTTTCTTACGTTATGGTTACCTCAGCAGTCGTACTGACATCTGAAGCAGAAGTAACAAGAGCCTGTAATAAAGCAGAACCGGCGGTTGAACCAGAGGCAACAATACCAGTGGATGCGCCAATAGTAGCTTCCCCAGCAGTACCACTTAATTTTGAGAAAGTAAGATAAGCATTTGGTACTTTAAAGGAATTTCCGGTATTCGGAACAGCATATACAACCAAAGTTGCGGTTGTATTTACGTCCATGTCAAAATCTCCACCGGATATAGATAAATCGTAGATATTATCATACCAGTTTGAGTTATCAATGATTTCAATGATTTTGGCATAATAAGGTTCGTTACCGCAAGCATCTGTACCAACAGCACCAGTATAAGCTAGGGCTGTACCTGTAAGCGGTGTGTTCGCTACGCCATCAGCCGTCATCGAGATGGTAAAACCACCAGAAAGAACAACTGTTGGTGCAATAACCTGCACAATACCAATTTTATTTGTTGTAACATCAGCCGAGTTCAATTGTGTTTCCATAACAAGCTTAACAACCTCTGGAATCATGTTTGCTTTTATGGTAAATGATTTTCCATCACTAATATTTGCGGTATAATATCTAATGCACCACAAACCAGTTAATTCGGTTCCTGTAACAGTGAAAGTACTACCTGTAAACGTTATCCTCTGGGTAATTCCTAGCGGTGATGTAGCCCAACCATAAATTGTTGAGCCAGTAAACGCTATAGGTGTTACGCTTGCAGTTGCAGAGCCCGCTGTTAGAGTAAGAGTTTCCTCTTTATAAAAATTACCGAGCTCAAACTCAGAACCAACTGTAGAACCGAGCATGCCCAAGTTCCATTGAGTATCTGTAAGGGTAAAGGTCATTTCTCCAGTGTGGTAATAAATATACTGAAGTTGATTGCCGCGTCCTCCCCTTACGGGAGCTGAGCCAAGTGATACTTCGATTGAACTGTCTAAAAGCGTTTTTCCTGTAAAAACAATATTATCGCTTTCGTCATACGCATAAACATCTGCAACACTAGTTAAAAATTTTCTTGTAGCCATATTTTTAAGCCTCCTTATTCTTTATAATATTTATTGAAAAGATTACTTTTTAGCACTTTCCAATGAGACCGTACCTTTCATTTTGTCTAAATCTAGTTCAACTTCTTCGTACTTATTTTCTTTTTCCAAATTAGTCAACCAATGTTTTATAAAAGACTTGTCTTTAAATTCAACCATACCAGACATGCTTGCGGATAAATAAATCTTGTAATGAAGCAAGTTGTCTATTCTTCGTATGCTTTTTATGAATTTTCTTATGCTAAGAGAATAAATATACTCAAGTGTCCAACCAGTAACTACTGAAATAGAAATTATATAGTCCTCAAAACTTCCGGGCTTATTGCCGTTGAGTTTGTTTTTGTAGTTAATAGCTTCTTCTAATGAATCTCTGACCTCTTTTGATATATTTTCATCTGGTAAATCCACAAGATTTTGCTCACATATTATAGTTTTTATTTTATCAAAATCTCTTGAATTATATATCTCTTCGCCTATCATAAATATTGCTTTGTTATCTTTATTGTAACCATAACGTTTTAAACTATCTTCGATTTTGATAAATGTTTCGTCGTCTTTCAAGCACATAGCAAGTAATCTATCAAACCAATAAAGATAGGGCTGTTCGTTGACGTTTTGTTCTGTCGCATAAAGTATATAATCCAAATTGCTCATAGAAATCACTTTTGCGTCTGGAATCTCGTTTTTATTTAAAGTCAAACAGCGTACATAAGCATTAAAAAGCACATAGTCTTTTACAGTTGCTGGATATATATTTATATTTTTATAGGGAACTGGTAAATCATAAGTAAGATAATTTGTTATATCCATTTTTTATGCTGAATAGGTGCTGAATAACAGCTGCTTTCCGCCAAAAGGTATTTGTCCAGCTTGAAACATGCGAGAACTTTTGTCAGCCATTCTACTGAATGTCAGCAAACCTAAACCACCAGCGTCTATTCCGTTAAATGTTGCGAGCAGTTCCTCAGCAATAGTATCAATTCTTGTTTGATAATTTGAAAGGTGATTTATCTTATAATGCGAAAATACTTCCATGCTTACTTGAACTAAGCCTACTGTTCTATTTAAACCTATTGCGGCGTGAGGCATTATTCTCACAAGGCTTACTTCGTTTACCAAAACGTCTGGCTGCTTACCATCCATAAATACGTTAAATTGGGAAGTGTCCTGCTGTCCAGCATAGACCAACGCACCCTTTTCCTCCTGTGTCAAATCGTCTCTATCCCAAGCGTCGGGGTCAGTGTATTTCAAAAGCTTCCATATCAATTCGTTGTCGTCCATCATAATCTTTATGCAATTATATGAGAGTTTTGAAAGAGCAGTAAAATCATTATAAGCAGTACTTCCAATAGAGGGTGTCTCAGCCATCTACATGCCCTCCTTTCTTAGTTGATATTCTTAGTAATATTTTTCACCAAGCACCACGCAAATAAATGTCAAATGTTTCAGTATTTAAACCAGATACACATTGTATTGTTAAATACGAAGAGACATCTCTTAACTCATTAGCAATAGAAAAAGCATTTGCACCAGTTTGAGTGAACGTGTAACTTGTTGTTGGTACACTATTTGCACCACACGTTATTGTAAACGCATCAGCTTGCACAATATCATCTTCATACAAATATACTGTGTAGCTTCTAGTACTTCCTTCGAGAACATAATTAGTATTAGGTGTAATTCTTGTGTCTGTATTTACTGTAGGACTTCCAGATACTACGACAGCGCACGATGCGCTGGTAGGGTTATCTTCAATATTTGCTGTTATAGTACAGCTTCCTGTTGCAACAAATGTAATACTTCCAGATGTGCTAACTATAGCAATTTTAGAGTTGGAACTTTCCCATTCTACATCTCTTGTAACACTATCGCCATTGTATGTAATTGTTGTAGATAAATCAGCCCCGCCAAAAGGTGAACCTGATATACTAGTTTTGTTTAAACTCATGGTGTAAACATTTGTATTTACATCAGCAATTCCGTTTACAACATCGTCTAGCTCATTGTTAACAAAGTTAGCTACCAAATCTAGTGTTAGTATTTTAGCAGTATCGTTGTCATATGTTGTTAAATTTTTAAAGTCGTTTATACCAGTACCAAGCACTTTATAGCAAGTCCAATGCTCTGAATTCCCAAATAGAAATCTTTGGTTTTGTCTTATTAAACTCGTTCTTTCATTAAATTGTGTTTCAATATGTAAAAAGCCCCCCGGGGTCATAAAAGGGGAGCCTTGAGTTGCATAATCTCTAGGTTCTTTAACTAAATATTCAATGCAGCATGGTTCTTCATAGTAAGCACCAGTGCTTTCGTTAATCCATCTTAACGAGTTATTACATCTTCTAATTGTACATGTAGCAGATAAGTTCTTAATTACTTCGGTATTTATTGTTAGCCAAGTGTTATCGTCAAAAATATAATGCTTACCCAATCCAACCGGGTGGTCTATGCTATCAAAAAGAACTGTTTTCCAGTCGTCACCAAGTTTTAAGCCTGTTTCGGCATTAATAACATGGTTTATGCGTACATCAACATTTTCATATACGCCACTTCCAACGGTTGTTTCTTCTTCGATAGTCCACCAATTTGATGAATTGAAAAATTGTTCGCTTAATGTTTGTTGAAATAAGTCTAAATACTGGTCTTTCGGGGTTGCCCCTTTTCTGGTTGCAGCGGTTAAAGCTGCGCTTATATATTTATATTCGGTAGGCATGGTTATGTACCCGCAAAAATTTGGTCGTTCCACTCATCCCAGTTGACGTTGCTAAATCCATAGTCAACAAGGAGCTGAGAGCATTGTTCTTTTACAGTATTGAGATATGAGACCTTTTCTCTTAGGTTTTGAGCTTCTGATGCTATCTTAAAATCTCTGTCAGTAATATGCAGATTCATTTGAGTTACATCATTAACTAGTTTTTGAAGCCAGTGTTTCATCATTAGAGTTGATAATATAACTTTATTTTCAACTGTTAAAGTTTCTGTAAAAATTTTGGTATCTTCATCAAAAACTAGGCTCTGGTCACATATATTATCAAAATCGTGTATGCTAAATATTAACCATGCCTCCAAATAGTTTTCAAAATCTTCTTCGGAGGTTTTGTACAACTCCAACAAACGGTAATCGGTGACTTGCATCATAAACAAATCATATACGCTGCTTAAGTTGGTTGCCATTTTACCTCCTGTTATATTTTGAAATTAGTTGTTATTGTCTATTGATTCTAAATCTTTCATTTCTTTTGCAATTTTAACTATGTCTCTGCCTCCCATTTTTGATATTTGAGAAATAACGTTAAAGTCAATCTTTTTTTCATCATCGGTATCTTTTACCTTTTTGATTAACATACCGTCAATAATTTCTCGTTGAGCATCACTTGCCCCGGTATATAACTTTACAGCATTGTCGGGGTTGAACGTTAGAATATTCTCAATCATTTCCTTTGTTAATATTTTCTCATACATATCATCCAAACCATGTTTCCTAATTACCTTTTGGTTTAGTATATAGAAATAACCATCCTCCATGAAACTTCTGTAATTTTCAAATATGCTAGCTAGGTCATTATAAAGAATTCTCTTTACTTCTCCAAATCTGCTAAATGAAAATTGTCTTCCCCGTCCTAGTTTTTCTGTGGAGAGGTTTAACTTAAATGGGACAAGAGACATAACTTCAATATAAGCATCTAAAGCAATGCCTGTATTCTCGTCTTGCTCTATTAACTGTCGTTCAAGTTTTAACTTTTCTTTTTCCAGAGTTTTGATACTTTCTTCTAACTGTTCTGTCGTAAGGCTCTTTTTGCTTGCAACAGATTTGCTGATTGATTTGTCTTCAGCCATTGGTTGTTCTCCTTTTCTATTATAGTATTACTTTAATATGATTTCCTTGCTTTTTATTTTATCTACAAATTCATAAAATTCTTCTGGAGTATTATTCTCTTTCCCATAGATTTTATGAAATTTTTTGTGAGAATTTTTACAAAGACAAACTCCTGAGGGATGTTTGAAATGAAGTTCTAAAACTTTAGAGACGATTTTTTGAATATTTTCTTCTCCATAATCAATCATCCTGTCTTTTTCTGTATATCCTAATTCAATTAGAGAATCTTCTATGATATTACTTAGTGAATACAGATGGTGTATATCATCAAAAGAGTGGGCACCAGAACAGGCGACACACTTATAGTTGGAATTTTTCATAGACAATTCTTTCCAACTATCTAAAGTGCATTTTATATAAGGTCTTAGTTTTGTTATACCACCTTTCCACAAATTACTTTTACGACCAGATTTGATTTTGCCCATTTCTTTTAGCCAGCATTTTCTACAAGCATATTTTTGATGTAAAACGTTATGAATATCTGAAATAAAAATGTTTCCACAACGATTACATTTAAATTCTGACTCTTTATGAGAAGTACCGCCGTATTTTAATAGAGTGATATTTCCTTCGTGCTTTTTCAAAAGCTTCTTTTCAACATCTTGAAATGTAAGACGATTTTGCCCTCCACCTCCTTTATTGTTTCCACAATTAGGACACCCTGTTCCTTGATTTATTATGCAGGTAACCGCAGTTTCCCAAATATTTCCGCATATATTGCATGTAAAATCTGCATGCTTATCGCAGGCTAAATAATTGTTTATTGTGATTTTATTTCCGTGCTTTTCTTTTATTCTTTTTAATACTTCTTCTTTTGTTAGTTTACGAGACATTATTATCTCCTTTAATAATCATGAGAACCGGGCAGAAGAATATTAAGGAATATATTCTTATCGGAAAATTAATTAGAAATTCCTATCTGTCCGGCTTCATAAACCATTTATTTACACTTATATTACATCTGTAAATCTTACGGCAATGTCATGACTCCCGCAATCGAGCTCGTAGCAACACCGCTTGCCCAACTCTTATAAAGAGTAGCGTTCTGATTCAAGTTTGCATTTGCAAATGTTGAATCAATATTGGACATTGTTGAACCTTCAATAACCATTTTAACAATCTTCCCCGCTGAAGGAGATAACACATATAATCTTGTGTCATCAAGCATCAGTTTAAATGGAGAAGCGAAATCTGCTAATTGTGGAATAGAAAGAACGTCGTATGTAGCTAATGTATTAATGTAACCCATTTTTACATAATCGCTCTCTAAGGTATATCTGTAGTTTGCGTCAGTAGGAAGTACGCTCAAAAGAGCAACCGGAGTACCAACGATAACAGCCTTATTTCCACCATTCCATGCAGATACCTTTTGTGACAACGTAATCAAATCGCTCTGGCTATAACCAGCATATTTCAGCTTGTCGTCGCCCGTAGCGGATAGGTTTGTCATAGCGGTATTGAAAACTGTGTAAGCATCCTTTGCCATATCTGTCTCGAGAGAACGAATTACCTTAGCAACAAAATCGCCAAGAGATTCTTTTCCGGCAAGAACTTTGTATAGAGAAACTTGTACAGTAAGTTCGCGCATTGTAGGAACAAGGGTAACTTGCCCGTTGAACTGCTTGTGAACTTCTGCTGTCCTCATTCCTCTACCTGCTTTTGAAACAACAAACAGGTCACGAGGTTTAATTTCGAATGCTGCGCTATCTCCCCAATCTATCTGGCGTACATCGGTATATAGACCAATACTGTCAATAATTGTATCGGGTAATACCATATCTACCAGTTGGTTCACAACTGCGAATGTAGCCCACGAAATCATTGGGTTTGTAATCCATTGTTCCAAAGGAAATGCTTCAAAGTTTTTGATATTAGCGTGCCTCAGAATTTCTCTGCGCAACGCATTGTTCATTTGGATTTCCTTTTCGTCAAAGGTTATTGTGCTTCCATCACTACGAGTACGTTGAAAATCATATTTCTGTGCGTTTCCTCTGTCCGTCATGGAGCGGAAGTGATTCCAATAGTCAATAAATGCCCTATAAGGAGCGGAATTTTCTTCTCCACCAGCGAAATTTAAAACTTTTTTTGATAGTTTCATTTTATCTGTTCTCCTTTCTTAAGGTTTTAGTCTATCTGAGTAACTTGGAATCTGTAAGCTGTAATTCTTTGATTATCAATAGCGCCAGTACCAATTGAAATATAGCTTGTATCGGTATACTTGAGTGTTAATCCGTCTAAAAGAGGAGTAGCCGACCATGTTAACTGTAGTGATATGTCTGCGGCAACTACATAGTCTCCTGTTGACTTAGAACCAGTAAGCACATCAGGGGTCAACATAACTAAGTCGCCCATTTGAGGCTTAAACGCTGAGAAAACATCACCAGCAGGAATATAGAAATTCCTTGGGTCAGGGTCAATACCTTTGTAATAACTGTTTCCGCTAACGGTTTGTACTACTTCTGGCTCGTATGCCATCCATAAGTCTATAAGGCTTCCTGTTACAGGAAATTCAGCCGTCCAAACTTCGTTAGCAACAGTGCTACCGGAGTTTGTTGATTTTGCTAGCAAATTAAATACCATACCATTTTCAACGTCAGATGCTGATACTACCGGACGATTCAATGAATCAATATTTAACGCTGCAACTTTTTCTTGAACTAAAATACCATATGCCATCTTTTTGTCTCCTTTTCTTTAATTTTTTATTCCCATATTTGGTCGGGTTTTACTTTTTCTTCGGTGAAAGGCATACCAATTTTTACAAACCCGGGTTGTCTTTCGTTTCTCTTTGTAGTATTTACAAAAACAAACGCCTTTGCTTTTACCATGTTCTTAAATGCATCTATTGTGTCTAAGGAAAACTCTAATGCTTTTTCCCTAAATGCAGCAATATCGTCTTTCGACATACCAGCTTCATAAGCTTCGCTTAGAACAGAGTTAACTTCAAATTCAAATTTTTCTCTTTCGCTATCTGTTTTGAATTTCTTTAATGCTACAATTTCTTCTCTGGCTTCTGTTAAATCTAAAGATGCTTTCTTAACCTTATCAATAGTATTTTTGAATAAGGTTGTTAACATCTTGCTTATGTTAATAGAAAAATCAAAAGTTCCTTCAGAAACATCTACGGCAAATTCTTCGAAGAGTTTTACAACGCCATCACCGTACTCATCTTTCATGGCACGAAAGGCAGGAGCTTCTTTTTTGCATAATTTTAGTATTTTGCCTATAGCAAAAGCCATTTTAACTTCTTGGGAAAGCTCTTTTGTTTCTTCCTTATCGTCTTCTACAGCCATATCTTCTTTCTCTTCTTCCTTGTCGTCTTCCTTGTCATCTTCTTCGGCAGCTAGCTCTTCTTCTTTTTCTTCTTCTTTCTCTTCTTCAGCAGCTAGTTCTTCCTTCTCTTCTTCTTTCTCTTCTTCGACAGCTAGTTCTTCTTTCTTTTCTACATCTTCCTCAAAGAGCTCTTCAGAATTTTTTTCCTCCAATGATTTTTCGTCAAGGGTTTCCTCTACAACTTTCTTTCCAATTATTCCCATTTCTTGTTCCTCCTTTCCTAATGTTTCTTCAAGATAAACTTCTTGGATTTCTTCCTGCGAAGAACTTTCCTTCTTAGGCACAGCTTCCTTTTTAACCCACACGCTATCTTTAACAGTATGAGTTTTCTTGAAGTTGCTAATAGCAATTGCCCAACCATTTTTATCTTCATCAACGCCGACTGCATCGGCTTGTTTGGCTATCTCGTTTGCTTGGGCTAAGTTAATTGGTGGCTTTATCCCTTTTAAAGCAGGATTTATATCCTTAGTAGATTTATAAGGGAAAGTTAACAACTGTGCTTTTTTTGCCATATTTTCTTCCTTTTCTTCTTTCAGTTTATTTACAACATCTTGAGACCATATTTTACACTCATCACCACCAAAGAGCAACCAAGCGATATTTTTTCCAGATAACTTTTCTTCTTGGTCAGAATCTTCTTCGTGTTCTAGAAAGTATGCGGAAATAAAAGCAGCCTTATTAGGAGATATTTCATCCATGTTTATCAAATAGCGAGCGGTAGCTATTTCTATTGATGTGGCTCCTTTGGCGTAGTTTTTCATGAGTTCCATGCCTTTCACAGCATTATCCTTAACTTCTTTTGGAATTTTCATATGAATCTTGTCGGGTTGTTCTTTACAGAATTCTTTTTCGACATCTTCATTATATTCTTTTTTAATATCCGCGAAAGATAGCACATTAGCATTTGCCAATGGAATTGCAGGTGTTACTTCACTTCCAAGAACTGTTATACCTTCATATTTAAAATCAATAAGTTCTGTTATACCACCTTTATCTTCCATCTCATATACGCTCATTTCTACGCTGATTGGCTTTTGCCCGCCGTCTCTCCTAAATATTTCCAAAAGTTTTCCAGTATATCTTTTCCAAACATAAGCTATAACTGAGAGCATAACTCTTCCGTCTTTTAGATGCTTTCTTTCTATTTCAGATTTCTCTGGCACAAAACCACATGGTACTTCGTCTTTATCGTGGGTATATGCATCATCGCTTTGAGAATCAAATTTCCAGACTATAGGACAGTTTTTTATGGTGTTTGCAGTACGCATTAGGGTATCTTCTGAAACATACATGTCATGCAAGTTCATGCCTGAAGAGAAAAAGTCTAAGGATACTACAGCAAAGTTGGAATCAGGATTTTCGTCAATTATCTCTGTGTTGTCAATTGAAAAACTTATTTTTTCCATAAATTATCCTCCTTTCTTATGAGCTATATTCTCACAAAATTAATGTTTTGTGAAAATGGCTTGTAGTTTAAAGCCAAGCGGCATTCGCTTTAGACATTCTTTCAGTGTCTCGTTATTTGTAAAATAATACATATTATCTTCGGGAGAGATGCTAAGTACAGGAAGTTTGCACTCGCGTATTAAATAGTGCGCAACTTTATCTCTACATTTATACGTATTCTTAAGAATATTCCAATTTGTTATCATAAAATTACTCTCCAAAAAGCATATCGAATTGTACTAAATCTTTTGCTTTTTTAATGTTTGTAGCAAAATTATCTGCACTGTCCTCTTCTTCAACTTGTTCTTTCAGCATTTCAGAAAGAAAAGGCAAATCAATATAGGACTTATTTTCTAGTGCAAATTCAAAAATTGACTCCAATGATTCAGTTGTACCTTGCTCAACAGAAACATATGTGTCTGCGATTTCCTCAATACTATACTCGCTTATATCTGGGGCATCTACTGTGCCAATTTTTACTTTTCCACCAATTCTATCGCTTATATGTTTTACAATCATATCGCCATGACTTTTTTCCTGAGCAGATTGTTCGTTAAAATATTTTGCAATATTTTTTAATTCCAAGTTTTCAAATATAGCTTCTATTTGAGTATATATCAACTGGTTTCTATATTCATGAATTATTTGCTCATTTAAAAACTCATTTAAAGAATTTGAGAGTTTCATTTTATATTTTTCCTCCTCTAGGAATATTAGTACCTTGGTCACGGGTAGCTCGCCCTTCATCTCCTAGTTTAGAACTGGATTTGCGGGGTCTACCTCTCTTTGCCTCAGTATCCTCTTTTGGTTTGCTTGTACTAGTTGAGCTTTGTGGCATTGCCGCTAGAGCTGGATTTACTTTAATTAATTGTTTTTGTTCTTCAACACTAGGCGGAGTTAATAAACTCATGAAATCGTCACTTTTTGCCTGTTCCATATGTTTTCTAAATTGGGCTGGGCGCATTCCAAGTGCTGCCGCTATTTTTTGTGGCAGAACAATTCCTTTAGCGAACAAGGTCATTGCGTTTTCAAGTCTTATTTCTCTATCTAAAAAGAATTCAGTGCCTTCAAAGTTTATGGTAAATTTATATGTCTTTGTTCTTTTGTTGATGAAATATTCCATAAAATAGTCAAATTGCTCATACAGAGCTATCATCATTTGTTCATCAACATTTAAGCTCAGTTGTGTCTCTATTGAGTTTGGTTTAACATCACTGGTAAATATAAGATTTGTGTTAACTCCACTAGCTGCTAGAGCTGTTCTTAAATAGTCATTATAAATAGAATTGTCTGCGTCAAAGCTAATTCCCCTTATATTTTCAAGGGGCGCAGAAGCAACTTTAACAGAATCTGATATTGCGCTTCTTAATAAAGCCATGAACTTCCCAAGTAATTCCGGACTAATAGCAATGCTATCTTTAATAGTTGCTTTTGAATCTTTATTGAGCATTGGTACTTCACCCATAATAATTTTACTTGCAGCAGCCATGTTAAGATTCTTTTGCAGATTTCTCATTAATCCCTGTAGTATTAAGTCGTTAAACAAGGGAGTGAAATAAGGAACTCTTGTAGCTAATTCTGGAGCAAGTTTAAAACATACCCCGAAATTTACGGGGATATCAACCCAATATATCCATGAAGATTTTGACCTCATATCTGGTGCTAAAGAAGGAACATATTGCGGAGGTTTCCCGCCTTTACCCCAGAGTTCTTTATATTTTCTTTTGAAAAAAGAGGGGTACATATTAATGTCTATTCCGGGTTGTATAAACCAGTACATATTAAAACTGAACAGGAAACCGCCTTCCCATCTTCCTGTAATTTTACAATAATCGGACGGGAGTTCTTGTAAGACGTATTTGTTTTCTGTTTCTATGAAGCAGCCAAAATACGCATCGTTTCTCAGCATTTGCCTTACAACGGTACGTAATTCCCTTTTATATTCAAACTTTTCAAGGAACTCTTCTACAACGTCTAAATCTTTCTTATACTTTGCTGAGTCTAAATCTTTTGACTGTGCGGTTGAAGTGTAAGTAACATCAAAAGCAAGCATGTTTGACAGATATGCCATCAGCCTTTTGTAAATCATTGATTGTATTTCAAAATCCTGACTGAATGCCTGAAGCTGTTTTTCGCTTCCCTTTGGATTTTCCATAGCTTTATCAAGATTTGCCTGCTTAGGCTGCATCGGATTAAGGGAAATATCCTGAAGTCTAGCATTTATCATATCAGGAGTTAGGAAAGGTTGCCCATAAAGCCCACTCATAGAACGAGCAAACTCTATAACAGACCAAACATTTTCTTCGGAAAGAAGGTTTTCATTTTCTTCATTTTCACTAACTTCTGTTTTTTCTACTTTAGCCACGAGAACCCTCCCTTCCATGTTTTCTTTTTATTTTATTTTTCATGTTTTCTTTCTAATTAATATACTGTTGTAACTCCCATGAGTTCTGCTTCATCCTCATCTCTGGTATATCTAATTTGCAATAAATCTAAATCCATAAGAGACACATAATAATTTAGATATGAAACAGAGGTGTAGCGGTCTTTGCGAGCGCCCGGGGGCTCTATCAGTTTTATTAGTCCGTTTTGCATAACCATTTCTAAAGCAATTGATTCGTTGATAAATAAACTGGTTTGTAGGTGTGCTTGTAGTAAATATGCTCTAACGGTAGAATTATCTTGAGTTAAAATATCTTTGTTTTTAGATTTTATTAAAAATTCTTCTTCTAAACTATCATCAACAAGAAATGTAACCAGTTTCTTCTTTAGCCTCTCTCTAAATTTTACAGCAATCAGAGAGTTTAATGCGGCAGTAGCTGATATCGGAAAAATACATTCTTTAGCATCTTGCCCGAGTGTTCTATCTTTAAGTTCTTCATAGACTTTGTAATCCACATTAGGCGAATTCATTACTGTAAGCGCCGAGTACTCCGTTCCGCGCTGTTCATCTTTCGTAACAGATGATAGAGCGTCAAAAACCGAGATTCCCGCCGCCGCCAAATCAAGCACTAATATATCTCCTTGAAATTCTTCCATTATTTGTTTTATTCTTAAAGCTTGTAGAGC